GTATATCTTGCTCGAACGAAGCAAATTCCGTGTCGAGATTTATGCCGAGTTCTTGATACACCGCCGTTTCCGTAAGCACATAACGGTGCGCTTGAAAGTTGTAAATCATCATTGTATCGTTGAAAGGTTGATTCATAGTTTCCACCTCTTGAATGTGTTGTGTTCGCTTGCTCGCGGAATTGCACCGCGTAAAAAACACTCGTAGCAAGCACAAAGGCAGGTTTTTAAGCCTGCCCTTGCAAAAAGAAGAAGAAATCAATCGGTTTGTTGTCAACCGCCGATTACATAGGTTTCGGTCGTCACGTCAGACGGAATCATACCGTTCTTGACTGCGATTGCCTTGACTGTCTCGCTTGCCGCAACGTTGATTGCCGCCGTATACTTCGTGCTTGCCGAAGTGGGCGTAGAACCGTCGGTGGTGTAGTAAATCGTTGCACCCGAAGTTGCCGAAGTGAGCGTTACGGATTGTGCCGCAGAATAAGAGCCGCCCTTTACGCTTGCAACGACTGCCGCAACTTTGTCGAGACCGCTACGCCAGTTGTCGCCGCTCGGTTCTTGACCTTGTGCGACTTCTTGATAACCAACGATTGTGCCGTCTGCGCCGTAGATGGGAACGGTGATTTTCTTGTTCGCATTTTCCGTAAACGACTTGGGCGCGACGGGGTAACGTCTTTCGTTCTCGCTGAAACCGAGAGATACGAGGTTGTCGGTCGTAAACGTGCCTTTGGCGATGATGATTGCCTTGCGGAACATCTCGTGACCCCAAAGGTTAATAGGTCTTGCCATAATGCCGCGCGGATACGGATAGGTGGAATCTTGAAGTTTCACGCCGAAGTCAACCGCTCTGCCGAGTGCGAGAGAGTCCGCAGACAATGCAATCGCTTGAACTTGGTCGAGCGAACCTTTTGCAAGTCCCATATAACGCTCTGCCCACGTCCAAAGTTGGTCGGGCATAACGACGAAATGGATTCCGCCGAACTCGCCTTTGTAACCCTCGCCAACGTATCTGCGTTCGGAAAGACTTGCGTTGAGGTCATATTCTTTGAGCATTCTCTGCGACAAGTCCGAGCCGTTGAGAATGATACCGTTTTGACCGGGTTTCGCGAACATACCGTAAACGAAACTCGAACGACCGATTACGCAACGACCTTCCGTCGGGAAAGTGAGTGCGCCCGTGATGGGGTCGCCATCCGTAAACATTGCGTTGAGTTTTGCAATAAGTGTGCCGTATGCAAAGTCTTGCGTGCCGTCAAAGTTGTCGATGATGTTCTCTGCACCGTTGAGCGCACGGAAGATGTTGTAGAGCAAAACCTCTGCGGTCGTAGACGCCGTTCTGTCTTGCGCAACGGATTTGCCGTAGCCTTTGATTTTATTGACCATAAGGTCGAGCGGTACAAACTCTTTTGCGATGTCGGGGAAAATGATGTCTTGGTCGTTGAGTTGGTTGGTGTAAATAAGGAACTCGTCCGAGGTCGGCAAAATGGGTTCGTTCTTGTTGAACAAGCCGTCGTTGCCGTCCGTACCTTTTCTTCCGCCGAAACTCAAAGTACGAGACGAGGGCGCGAATGGCATTTCAAGCGGTACTCTCACCGCGCCGCCGGGTCTCGTGTCGTCCGTGTATTTCGCCGTGCAGTTCAAACCGTTTTGATAAACTTCAAAAAGGTAGATTGCTTCGGCAATTGCTCTTGCAAGGTCAACGTTAATCATTTGACCGTCGATGTAAAATCTGCCGTTGGGGTCTTGCTGGGTTGCTCCGTTGGACATCAACACGTTTTTGATGATGCCCTCTACGTTTCCGTAAGATTGTACAAGTGCCATATGTGTATTTCCTCCTGTGGCTTGTTTAGTTCAAATAAGTTCTGCGGATGTCGTCGAGTTTCTTTGCCTCGTCCTTATCCACTTCGCGCGGCTTGCTTTGTGCTTCCGCGAATTGCTGTTTGAGTGCTTCAAATTCGGCGCGCAATTCCTCGTGGTCTTTGCGTGTGACATACTTGTCTTCGCCCTCTGCCTCGTCCACACGGTCTTTTGCGTCTTGTGAATCCTCGTCACCCTTGTTTGCTTCTTGTGCGGCTACACTTTCGTCCACACGGTCTTTTTCGGACTGCGAATCTTTGCCATCTTCTTTGATGTCTTCTTTTGCTTTCGCCACTTCTTCGGTCGTGGTTTCGGGCGCAGCAACGTCATCGCCTGTCTTCTCGTGAATTTGCTTCTTTTCCTCGTCGCTCAATTTTTCGATAGCGGCGAGAATTTCCTCAAAATTCGGCATTGTTGGTTGTTCCTCCTGTTTGTTATTTCTTTTTAGGAATCGAAACATCTGCGTTTCCTCCTTGTGTTTATTTCCATCAAAAAACCCCGTCCGTTTGGACAGGGTTCAAAGATTCAGTTGGGATATTGTTTGACTACCTTTTGAGATAACACCATACTCAAACATATACTTTTATGCGGTCGGGATACCACGCGACCTCGTGTTTGTTACAAAAGTCAATGTACGTTTGTTTTGCTTCCGCCGCCTTGCGATACCAAGTCCGCGCTCGCACATTGTCGTTGCCTTTGTAAGAATAATAGTTCTCTCTCGCATGATACACTTCGCGTTCAAGTCGTCGTTGTTCTTCCTCGATTTTGCGTGCCTTTTCAATCTCGCTCGAATCGTATGTCAACGGCGTTTCGCCTTTGGGTTTGTACGGGATTGTAAAGTGCCGACAGCCAAATCCCGACAGCGTACCGTTTTTGTACATTTTGCCCGCCTTTGTAGTTGTGTAGCGGTCTGTCGCGGTTTCAATGGGTTGGAATTGATGACCGTCTTCCGTAACGCCGCTTGACCCGTCAAGGCTATACAATCGCCCTTGATACGGTTCGCAACGCTCGGAACAGTTGACGTGAGAACTTATCCATACAAGCTTGCACCGCTTTCGCGAAGTTTGCGCATATTGTCCTCTTGCCATTTGGCACGGACGTACAATTCGCTTTTGAGCCCTTAAACTTAATCCGTCCTCGCCTTTCGCTCGGTCTTGTGCAAGAAGTGCGCTTGTTTGGCGCACCGTCTTCATATAGTCTTGCATATATGTGTTGAGCGGTGTTGCCCATCGCCAAGACTGCCCTACACCGCTTTCAAACTTCTGCGGCACATCTGCAAATTGCGGTTCGATTGTTTGTAGCGTTTTATATGCTTTTTGTTTCGGCGCAACGTCTTTACTGTTCCATATCGTCAAAACGCATTTAAGTGCAAGAAACGAAAACCCGACTTTTGACATAAGCGAGGCTCTCAAACGCTTAAATTCGCGCCGAGCAAAGCCGCGAAGTATCGATAGTGCATTGATTCGCATTTCGTCGTCCGCAACTTCTTTCAATCCGTCCTCGATAAGGTTATCCGCCTCTTTGACAAATCGCTCGTACGTCGTGCCATCGTAAACGCGTTTGTTGAGTAGTGCTTTCAAATCGGCGGTGCAATCCTCGATGATTATCGTTTGTTCTCGCAAGTTCTCTTTGAGCGCGTTAGGCTTCTTTTGTTCTTGGTCTTCTGCCATCAAAAGCCTCCGAGATTATAGGCACGTTCCATTGCGGGCGTTTCTTGTTCGAGTTTGGCGAGCCATTCTTGCACTTGCTTGTCCGTGAGGTCGGGATAGCGGCGGCGGATAAATTCTTCTTTGGGAAGCAATCCCGCTTGTTGTTCCGCGAGCAATTCTTGATTTTCTTGCGGACTGTTCACGCCGTATCTGTTCCAAACAATGTGTGCGTCTTCACCGAGCAAACCGTAGAACGAGCATATGTCACGAAGCATAGCGTTGATTGCCACGCTTGCCAACTCACGTTTGGTATTGACGCTCGTCGCCGTGGTGTCTTCTTCCGCAACGACTTGCGTCGCAGTCTTGGGCGAATTATAGGTCAAATGGTTCGCCAACGTGGCAGAACTCAAACCAACCTTTGACGCGAGCAGTTCAAGGTCTGCGTCGCGAATATACTTGTGAGCCTCGCCGCGTAAATCGGGTTGTATAAATTCGGGTTGAATAGGTTTGCCGTCCACTGCCGTGTTATCCACGACTTTCGCGTAAACGTCATCACCCAATGCACCGTCGCCGTCGAAACTATCGATGAGCCTACTTTCGTGCGGTATGAAACTCTTTCCGCCGATATTCTCTACACGCATTGATTGCATTTCTTTTGGCAATAGAATCCTCGTCTTGCCCCAATACATATCAAGTTGTTGCATTGTGTAGTTGAAGTCTATCGAATACAGTATGTCGAGCGCAGTGTGCAACGTGCTGTCCGAATACCCGGGCAAATCCGATATGCTCACGGCAACGGGTTTATTCTGAACGTTGTAAACGCCTATGCCGATTGCTTTGGGCAATTCGTACCAAGTGTTCGGCTTGATGTCGCCGTAGCAATATTCCCATTGTGCTTTTGCGCCGTCGGGTACAGTTACGAAACCACCGTCATTGCCCCAAGTCGGAGCAAGCACTTGCTTCGTGCCTCGGTTGAGAATGACCTTGTAATACGCTCTGCTACCTCTCTGAACACGCAATTCAATCGCGTAGAACGCGTCGTCGTCCGTTGAGAAGCGATTGAACAGCATGGCAAACGAAATCTTGCCGCTTCGTCCTATGTCGAAGATAAAGCGGTTTGCGGGTAATACGGACGGATATATGTCGCCGTTGTTCGGCGTAAGCACCAAAAGCGCATTACCGCCCGCGTTTGCGTGGAAGAACATTTTGCTCAAAAGCGGTGCGATTCTTTCGTTGCCCCACTTTTCGAGGAACTTCGCCGTCTTGTCGTCTTTGCAGTCCAAACGCCAGCCGCCGCCCATACATTCCCTTGCAAATATGTCACAAACCGTGTAGCCCATACCCGTTGAGAAGAAGTCTTGGCGATGTAATTGAAGCACATAGCCGCGCGACCATTCGAGCCATTGGCGAACGTATGCGTTGTAGTAATTAATCCAACGTTGCGGTATTTGCGCATAAAACACGGTGTCGTTGACGATGTTCTGCATATTCTGATAACGAGCATTGAAATATGCCTTAAATATTCGCCTCGACGCCATATTCGTACAAGCCGTCGTCGGTTGATAAGTGTTTGCCATTTTAACCTCCTAATGCGACAGGATTGTCATAGTACAGTTTCGTGCCGTATTCGAGCGAATCGATAGTATCGTCACGCTGTCCTTTCTTCGGCAAATTTGTCTTTTCGTCAAAGACATAACCCTCTATATCGTCCATAAGTTGTCTTGTGTTTACGTTGGGCGAATCGTAGAAAAAAAGTATGCCGTCGTTCAGCATACTTCTTACTCTCTTTATATCGCCCGTGATTGATTTATGAGTTACGAGGCGGCAATCCTCGCCAAAGTCATTGACGAACTGCAAACGCAGTTGTTGTCCGCCCTCTGCACTTTCAAATATCCACCGTCGCGGGACTTTTTGCAAAAACGGAAATTTGTTCAGCAACAAATCCTGCAACCATTCCCAAAGGCGGCGGCTCGCTTCCGTCGGCGCAAGTTGTCCGGTCTTAACGGGGTCTATTTCCAAACAATCGAGAACAAGCGCACGCCCGCTCTGCCATATCGCTATCGGTGTTGCGCAAGTGCTGTCAAATGCCGTTCCCTCGTCAAGTCCGATATGAAGTTCAACAATGCGGTCACGCTCGGCAAAAAACTCGAATATGTCTCTCGTTTGTTTCTCTCGATTGAATTGAGGATAAACCATTCCCTTGAAGTTCACGGGTTCGCCCAAATACCAGTAACGGTAATATTCGGGGTCGTTTTTCGCAAACTTCTCTATCTGCTGTATGGTCTTAATCGGCAAGAGTTTGTATATATCTCGCCAAGTCGCATAGATTCGCGATGCGCCGTTCTTGACCTTGTCACCGAAGAACGTATATGCCCAGTGATGTCGGTTCATCGGCGGGTTGTAGGCATACACCATTTTGCCGTGAGGAAGCAAAAAACGATATGCCGTGCTTTCCCACGCCGTGATATGGTTGAAATGCTTGACTTGGTCTGATTCGTCAAGTATGCACAAAGCTAGCGTGTTTCCGTTCGGGGTAAATCCCTTTGTAGCCGTCATATCGTCGTCTGTCTTGCCGTTTATGCCGCTGAAATAGCATTTCGCGCCCGTTTGCAAGCAAGTGATTTGAAACGGCGATAACGACCATACAAACATTCGCTCTAATCCCATCAGCTGAATCGTGTTTATCATCGATGAGAATATCGTTTCGCGAATGTCACCCTTCTCTGCCCGACAATACCAAACGTTGTTGCGCTTGTCTGCCATCATCATCGTAACGGCGTATATCTCGTTGCTTGTGGTCTTTGCAGTACATCTACCGCTCGGTTCAACCACTTCGGTTACGTTATGGTCAAAGAGCGGATAATAGAGTTTAGGAACGGTTACGGCGTTACTCATCGTCCTCACCGTCCTTTGAACAGTCCATTATGTTTATGACTGGCGGAACGCCCTCATCGACACCCTCGGCATTATCAACGTTATCACGCTGTCCGAGATATTGCTTGCCGAGAAAGATTGCCATCGCAGGATATTTTTCAGCAAGTTTGAACTGATAGCGGCGCAATGCTATTCTGCCTTTTTCGCTCTTTGTTTTATATATTTCCGCAAAAGTTACGCCATATTCACGCTTGCACCAACGGCAAAGAGTATCAACAGACACGTCAAACCACGAGGCGATTTCTTCTTCCGAACAAAGCAAAGCACACAGTTTCTCAAACTCTTCTTTGTTTATTTCAATTCGTGGTCTTCCCATCTGTGCCATAATTGTTGCCGCTCCATATGTTTAATCAAAATAATCCCCACTCGGCAAACTTCTCAAAGCCACCAATGGACTGTATATATTTCCTCGCATCTTCCACGATTTCGGAATAAGGCTTACCATCAACGCTGTCGTCGCCAATTGCACAACAAAGTTCAACAACTTGCCCTGTTTCTTGCGCCTTTTGGAAAGCGTATATATTCACGCTCACGTCCGCTTTGGATAGGTCTTTGCCGTGAAGCCCACCGCCTGTAACCGATTTTGCCATATCCGAACCGAGTTTTCTGTTGGTTGCTCCTGTGTCAACATTTATGCCGCCCGTCCAATTCCCCAAAGGATTGATTTCTGCGTTAGGAGATATTTTCGCAAGGTCTGCCATATTTGCGTTGCTTTGACAGATGATAAGACGACCGCTTTTTCCATCAAGGATATATTTGCCATCGGTTGGATATTTTTTGTATATTTCCCTAGCACAATGCGACAGCACTATTTCCTCGTTCGAGAGTGGCACGCCTCTAAAAATTCCGTTATCACCACAACGCACCCCGTGAGATTGATTTTCAGCAAGGTGTTCGTCTTGTGCTACAAGATTAAAGTTCACCGCAATCATTTGCCCGGTAATTCGCCAAACAATATCGCGAACCTTTAAATTTTCAATATACACAGAACTTTCTGCGATAATAGAACAACTGCCGTGTCCGATAAGAACTTCAACTGCAATTTTCGGGGTTTCTTCGATTGAATACGCAAGATCCACAATTGCCCCTGCGATTCTGTCGGCTATCTTGTCCGGATGCGCCGGATTAACTTTTTCAATCATTGGTTTTCTCCTGTTCTATACTGTTACGAATTGCTTTTCTGTGTGTTAGGTTTTCCCAACGCTTAACGATCACGTCGCAATATCTCGGATCGAGTTCCATACAGAAGCACTTTCTTTTTAATTGTTCACAAGCGATAAGCGTTGAGCCACTGCCGCCAAATAAATCCACTACGGTATCGAATCGTTCTTTGTTCTCGAATTTCTTAACTATTTCCGCAAACAACTTGACGGGTTTTTGTGTTGGATGAACACGGTTTGTCTTTTCGCTTGCCATTGTGAATTGACGAACAACGCTTCTGAAATTTGTCCACGCGAGTTCGCAATCGGTTTGATCGCTTGCCCCGTTATTCTTATCCCAAACAACCCAACACTCGGAACTCGGCAAACATTCCGTATAATAATTTGCGCCGAACCAAACCTGCTTTGCTTTTGGGAAAAGTTTTTGTGACAACAAAAATGAGGAAACTGCAACTTCATTTGTGTCGTCATTCATAATATCTTGCTTATAGTTTTTGGATAACACTCCGCTTTTTGAAACTGCATTCATTCCATACGGTGGGTCGGTGAAAACAAGGTCTGCGTTTTGCCCCCCCCCATAAGACGTGCGACATTTTCTGCGGAGGTGCTGTCGCCACACATAAGACGATGATCACCGAGTTGCCA